TGTAGATCCGCAGCAAGAACTCGATGTCTGCATGGGCGTGCAGCAGAAATTCCTCGTCTTGCCATCCGCACTCCTCGGTGACGGTGACGACAGGCGACTGAGCAGCGCCCGGCAGCAGGCGCGCGAAGAGCTGGCGCAGGCCGCGTGCCTTGACATCCACGGTCCAGTCGTGGCTGGCTTCGCCGTGGCGGGCGCGGATCTTGTCCAACCGTATCTGATCGGGAGACGGACCGGCATTCATCGGCTGGTCTCGCCGTCGCGATTGGCTGCTCTAATCAGCACATCCGCATGACACGGTGCGCCAGGCCTGCACCAGCAGGCGAGGTTCTTGCCGTGCAGCCCGTCGACGTTCTCAGCGACAAAGCGCGGGGTGCGCTCCAGCGCCTCAATGTCGGGATCCGCGCCTACGCGCAATATGCCCGCAAGCAAGGCCCTATATAGGTCCATGCAATAGGGTGCATCGCCATGCTTGCCGACGACGAAGGGGTTTCCCCACGAGCCTGGGCGGCCGACGTGAACGGCTTCTAAACCGTTGATCGATTTGGAGTGTGCCTGCAGGCGCTCGCGGTCGACGCCGTGCGTCGTGGCGATCTCAAGGAGGGTGCGATCGGGCGTGGCGTAGCAGTCGAGCAGCGCGGAGCGCTCGGCTACGGTGAGATCATGACCGCGAAGGGCGGCAACCGGCGCGGCGCTGGCGCGCTTGTGGCGCGTGGCGGCATCGTGGCCGATGGGGAGGGTGACGGGCTGCGGGATCATACGCGGGCATCCGACGCGAACTGCCATTCCTTTCGGAAGGCCGTGGTGCCAGCCAATGCAGCGGACATCAGGAATGCGACCGACAGCGCGAGGATGGCGCAGGCGAGGAAGAAGCGATTAGGGCTGGCTTCGAGACGCGCCTTGTTATGTCCGGTGAAATGCTCAGTCATGGCCAGAGGCTCCAGAGCAACGTCGGGTGAACGGGAAGAGTAAGGCGAGGCCGGCGAGCGCGCCGCGCGTGAACCACAGGGGCAGGGGTCCACGGCGGCGCGCCCTCTTCGCCATGGCGCTACGCCGCCTGGGCCATGACGGTGGCGAGCTCGGTGGCCTTCGGGCCGAAGATGGAAATCTGACGCTCGGTGAAGCCTTTCATGAACAAATCTTCCTTAGTGCAGCCATCGCCGACTGAGCGCATCGTCTCGGCCATGCGGTTGATCGTGTTTCTCGTGTGAATTCCGCCGTTCGGTTGCATGCAGGTCTCCGGTTTGATGGAAAAGAAGGTTTGTGATCTGGAAATTAAATCCAGTTCACATGGACGTCAATGGGATAGTGGATTTATTTTCCATATCGGCGGAAACGACTCGACTCACGCGCTTGCATCTGGATTATGCGAACGAAAGGAGAACAAACATGAGCGTTGCGCTGCGTCATTTTCCGAGAGTGTTCACGCTGCACATCCGCTGTGACAACTGCCTGAGGGAGTCATCCCGGACGGTCGAGGTTCCTGCGGTCGATGATGCGCCCTGTGATGTAGACGAGCTGGTGGAGAGCGGATTTCTCGATGCGCTCCGCTTCAATTGCGTCTGCGCCGGGGTTGTTGGGCAGATTATCGGAATTAGCCAGGAGCGGAGCTATGGACAATAGGGAAGTCACGGAGTTCGTCGTCGTGCCGCCGGTGGCGCTACGCGCCGATGTATGGGCGGCGAAGGAGCGCCTGGCCGAACATTTGAGGCGACAGTTTCCGGGTTATAGCTTTCGCATCGCTCGCCTGGCGCCAGTCGACACGGGAGAATGGTTCGGCGTTTACCCCGTGATGAACTTCGTTGGTGCCGATAATCAGGCGTTCATGTGCAATGAGCCGCCGAGCTGGTTGCTCGGGGAAATTCGCAGGGCCTGCCATGCGTTCGATCTTCGAAAGAGGTTTGCGGCCTAAAACGGAAGGTCGTTCTGAACCCGGCGCACAAGGCCGACCACTTCGACCTGAGAGCCATCGTCCGCAAAAACGTCTCGCTCTACCACGATCGGCTTGTGCTTCGGATTGGTCGAGCGCGGATGAAATTCCGTACGCCCTTGATAGATCTCGACCTGCTTCACCGACCATTCACGCGTTTGCCCGCCGTCACGCGTTCGCTCGACAACAACGACCATGCCGTCGCGGAGCACGGCCTCATGGGCCACATCCTCGTATGCAACGCAAATCAACCGGTCACCATCGAGGATCGGGCGGGGCCGGAGGTCATTCATCGAATCGCCTGCAACATCGAAAACCAATATTCGAGCATCGGGGAAGCGCTCATCCGGCGGAACGGCGATCACCTGGCGTTCGGCCTGGTCGAAAGCGTCGACCTCTCTAAACGTGCCGGCCTCTGCTTTGCCGACAAGTGCCCCGGCCACCAGACGCCCAGGTGTGGGCACCAACTCGCCGCCTTCGACTTCAATACCGTCTCTGAGCCACAGCAGCGGTCGCTTGATCGTTCGAGCAAGGGTCTCAAGGGCATCCCCGCGCGGCTGCTCGATTTCGCCTCGGAGATACTTGTTGATATTGTCGTACGGGATGCCCGAGCGGCGCGCCAACTCGGCTTTGTTCCAGCCCAGTTCCTTGCGCCGCTCGTCCAATCTCTTCCACCAGCTCATCGTCGCATCATACGTTCGGAAATAATTTCCGGTCTGGAAATCGTCTGCCTTGTAGTTGGATTTAAAATCCAGTATTGGTTCACGCATGAGCACGACCACTATCAAGCAGATCATCAAGGACGCAGGCGGACCCGACGCGATAGCGCAGGCCAGCGGCAGGGCTGGCGGCGATATCTCGAAGGATGCCGTCTACAAGTGGAGCAAGACCGGTATTCCGGATCGCCACTGGCCGGTGATCATTGCACTCACCAATTATCGCCCGGAGGAACTTTACGCCGCCAACTGTGCGGCGAGGGGGCTGCCGGCACAGTTGCCGCATCCGGTGGAGGCGGCCGAATGATGTTCCCCCAGCAAGGTACCGGTTACCTCCTCCCGATCGGCGACCTTGCCGACTGGCAGGGACGCGCCCAGTTTCGGCGCGTCCCTGTCTCTGTTTTTCCCTCTGCCTATCCATGCGGCCCACCGTGATCTGATGGGCTGACCCTAAGCCGCCGGCGCGCGGTCTTCACGGAATCCTTTCGGTTGATTTTTTCCTTGACCCACACTCAGGGGTGTTTTCGTGCGTGCAATTTCTGACGAACATGCATCCATCATCAAGGCCGCCACCGCTGCGGCTTACGAGGCGCTCGGCGGCGTTAGCCGGGCAGCCGAGGCGCTCGGCGTCGCTTCCTCGACGCTGACCAAATATGCCTCTACGGGCGAGGAATGGCGCGACAGCTTCATCCGCCTCGATCTTGCCGCCGAACTCGACCGGCGGTGCGACCATCCGTTCCTACTCACTGCCATGTCGCGGATCGTCAAGGACGAGCGCGTTTCGAGCTTCGGCGCGGTCACCGCCAGCGCGGTCCTGCGCCTCGACGGCGTCCTCGACGATGTCGTGCGAACGGTCGCGCAGGCGATCGAGGATGGCCGCATCGACGCGTCCGAACGCCAGGCCATCCGCAGCCGCATCGTGGCAGCGAAGCAGGATCTTGCCCGCCTCGAAGCGATGATGATGAACGGGGCGGCGTGATGGACGGCGGACCCGAAAACCCGACCAAGACCGTGACGGCGATCTGCGCATTGCTGCCCGACGACCCGGAAGCGGCCGTGAGCGTCGTGACTGTCGCCTGTGCCGCGGCGGCGATCACGGCCGGACTGGACGACGAGTCGACCGTCGACGGGCTGCGCGCGGCGCTCGAATCCATGCGCGGAAACGGTCTCGACGATATCGTCCGGAAGGGGGTGCACTGATGGAGCGCGCCACCCTTTCCCCCGCGTGCTGGACTGCGAGCGGGCCGGTCGGGCCGCGCTGCATCGCGCTGTTGCGGCGGGTGCGGGCGAGCGGCGACGCATACACCCTCGTCCTGAACGTCGACCGTGATGCCGTGGTCAAGGCGCTCGCCGCCGGCTTCGTCGCCTGGGTCGGCGGTAGCCGTGACGACGTGCGGCTGACGGCGATAGGCGCGGAATATCTCGACAGGCTGGCGAGGGTGGAATGACGACGCTCTCCCGCCAGGTCCTTGTCGAGCGCGTGCAGGCGCTCTGGCTCCAAGAGAGCCGCGACACGCACTCGATCGCCGCCGAACTCGGCATCGACGAGGACGAGGTCTGCAAGATCATCGAACAATCGGAAGGAAGAAGGCCGTGAGCGATCAGCTTCCGAAGCTTGGGCCGAAGGCGCGCGAGATCGTCGACGCAGTGTTGCGAGAAGGCATCTATCGCGCATC